TCTTGCTACTTGCATTTCTTCTGTTCTGTGTGTACCTTGTACGCTAGTTGTTCCTTGTAGCAATTCCATTCTAGCTGTCATTTTGTCTGTATTTTTACTTGTCTGTGAGGTTGTTATATCTACGAACCTTGCGTAGTCGTTAAATTTTTGTTGGTCTGTCATGTCTGTCCTTAATGTGTTCTTTTATGCTTTGCGTACCACTTAGCTAACCAAGTGTCTCGCTCTAATTCTGTCCAGTTGCTTGGAAAATATACTGATAATCTAGGGCTGTCTTGTAATACGATTCTCATAATCTGCGTAGTCCTCACTCCACCAATGTGGTTTATCTCTGAATTTCCAGCTGGCAAAGGTAGCTTTATCAAGATGATAGTAGTCGCGATATGATTGAATAGGATTACTATAGTCCTTCAAATCGTCTGGCATAGCTAAACCGAACTCGGTAAAGCCTACTCTTTGCATATTAACTGGGTTGGGTAATTTATTTACTACTTCATGTATGGACTTATGCTCTTTGCCATATCGATACCTATACTCATCATTCAAAGCATTGCCATAGCAGTGTGTCCACTCGTGGTTATCCAATGAGGAACGCGCCCATATAGTGCATGGGTGGTTGTACATCATAGGAAGATACGGAGTAATAGGTCTTTCTGCTGGGGGTAGATGTTTTATCTTTGCTTTCTCTGCGTTGAGCAAGTCTCGTTCTTCTTTGTTGAGTGCTCGAGGTACAAACCCTAAAAATTTGTCAATCCATATACTAGTGCATAATATTTGGGCGACTTCTAGGGGCATCTTGACAATATGTTTGTCAACATGATACTCGGCACATTTGTCTAAATCTTCGTCTAAGTAAAATAAATTCATAATGTATTATACAAAATTTTGAGTGCTATGTCAAGTATTATTTTTTGCTTCTTCTATAAAGTTGGGTTGTGTGAAAAAGATTCCGAGAGTGAATCTATATTGGGGTGCTATATGTGATGAAGGTCTTATACTATGAGGCGTAGTGCCATCAAAAAGTATTGAGCGATTTTGCTTGTATAAAACACTCTTTGTAGCTTCTTGCATTGCGTCATCATAAAAGATTGTTTCTCCATAATATTCGTGTCTCCAGTCAGGATTTATGTCATATACTAGCACGGTACTTCCTCCATGAGTATGTGGGAAGTTGATTGAAGAAGGGAAAGAAAGGTTAATAGTAGCACTTGAAAAGTTTAGTCCTTCGAGCTTGGATATTAACTCTGGATTAACTATGCTTTCTATGAACTTTAATTCTTTCCATTCTTGGTGAGATAAGGTATGATGTAGACATGGGTACTGGCGAGTCTCAAAAGTTGATACATCACCCCACCCAATTTGATAGTCTGTTGTAGTACAGAACATATATAACTGTTCTCTAGTGTCCTCCATCAGAGTATTATCAAATATATCTACCATTTACCTTACTTACTATTAATTTTGTCTTTAGCTGTTCCTGCGTATAGTCCAAACCAGGCTGCACCTGCTCCTACTACTACTGAAATCAACCCCGATTGTTCAAATGTTGGAGCTGGAAGTTCCATGAACCATATTGTACACTTATATAGTAATATAATATATACTGATAGAAATGCTCTAGGGAATATTCTCCAAGCGTCTATCATATTTGATAACCATATCCATTTTTGCCAAGGATTATCAGGCTCTTTCTCATTCTCCATTTCCATAATCTTAGCTTTTAACTCGCCAATTTCTGAAACCATTGCCATGAACTTGTTAAGGTCAATTTCGACCTCGTTGCGACTCATGTCTCCGCTAAATTTTTCTTGATTTGACATTCTATGTCCTTTACTTTCGAAGATAATTCTTTAATCTCTTCTTCGAGCTGTGCCCAAACGCTGGGGCTTTTTACTTCTGCTTGATGTTCTTTTAGTGCCTTAAGTCCCTTCTTATAGTTATTAAGTCTTACTAGCATCGCGCATCCATTTATTCTCGTCGCTCCATATATCTAGGGGCGTTACATCAGTTGCTAAAATCATAACTGCTTTCTCTTTGAAAAGAGATTGCTCTAATGCTTCTTGAATCCAATCGAATGGGTCGCCTTCCTTACGGTCTTGTGTTAGCGTTATTTTTATTTCATATGCGTCTAGTCTTTCCATTCTTTCCTTTTGTTCCTTGCTCTTTGTCATAGCTTTTACCCAGCCATCACTATTGTCTTGCCACCTTTTATCATTTACCACAATAAGGGCAACCTGATAGTCCTAATAATCTACGCTCTGCGCTTTCTTTCTGTAAGTTATCGCTTAATTCTTTGATTCTAGCGTAGCCTTTATAAATTCTTTCTTCTTGTTCTGCTACTGTTTTCTTAAGTATTTCTAGCTCTGACCACCAATTATTCATAGTATTTATACTCCTAATAATCCCCAGCCATGGTTGGCTATTGCATTTAGTATAATAAACCAACATGTTGCCATGTGTGTTATCCACCATACTGTTCTTATAGCTGCTACTCTGTCTGCTTGTTTATCTGTTTCACCAACTTTTTCTCCCAAGCTTTTTGCCCAAAGTCTCCAAAGTCCTCTTATCTTAACATATGTTTTCAGTTTCATACTTGTTTGATGCCTTCTACAAAGTTCTCGGCAGTGTTTTCTGCCCAAATTTCACTGTGTGTAGGATAGTATTCTATAAAGTCTTGTCTACCCTCTTCTTTTAATATAACTCCCCAACTACTATTTGCTCTATGTTTTATAACTACAGCTTCTCTACTGTCTTTTATAAAGGTTGAATAAACTATATACTCATTAGTGTCGTCCTGCATTTTTCTCCTTTAGTAATGTGAACGCTTCTGTTATATATTCGTCTATGGTCATACCGCGTTCTTCTGCCTGTTGATTCATAGCGTCCCACATTTCTTGTGAGATTTGGTACTCTTTGTCCTCGTACTTAAGTAGCACTGAACAGGTCTGCTTCGGCTTGACGCCTGCGAGTTAATCCCTCTAATACTTTGCCACCTGCTTTGTTCCATCTCATCATTTGAGCTGGTACTCCATCGTAGTCGCCTGAGTTTAATACTTTAAGAAGTGTACTTGATTTCAAGTTTCCACCACCTAAGTTGTAAACCCATGATACCATAGCATCAAACTGGCACTGACTAAGCTCTGCTGTAACATAGGTATTGACATAGTTTTCATACTCTGCCATTTCTTCTTCTAACATTTCGTTTGCTCTTGCTTCTGAAATGCTCATACCTTTCTCTACACCCTTAGTATGCCCATAGCCTATTGTCCATACGCCAGCAGCACACTGATATGCATTTAGTTCTAAACCCTCAAAGTGCTTTAGTAATTCTAAACCTTGTGTTCCTATTTTCATATTGTTCCTATATATAGAAGCTTTCGCCACATCCACAGCGTCCACTCTCTTTGTTGTTGGTAATTCTAAACTCTTCATTAAGTCCAGTAACCACCCAATCCATTTCTGCATCTTCTAGATACTCCGTACTTAGTAAGTCTACTACTAAGATATTGTGGTATACCACATCATTTAAACTAGGAGTTTCCGCATAGCTTAAATCATATGTATATCCCCCACAGCCGCCTTTACGAACTGTAAGTCGAGCGCCCCAAGCATTGCTGCTTGAGGCGACTCTCTGTTCTAACATCGCTAAAGCTTTATTAGTTATGACCATAATGGTAGCATCGCTAGATACATAGTTCCAAAACAGAATATAAACATAATAATTGCCTCGCATGTGTCCCCATAGGGACAGTATTTGTCTTTAACTTCTTTAACCGCTTGCAATAGAGCATCACGATTAAGAAATCGTTTTGCATATTGCATAGAGTATCTCCTAGCCTATTTTTATCGTCGTAGGCTTGTTCTCATCAGGTGTGTTGACCTGTAGGTTAATAACTAACATACCATTTTTGAACTTCGCCTCAGATATTTCTACCCAGTCGCCAAGCGTGAAGATTCTGCTAAAGGTTTTACCGCTCAATCCTTTATGGATGTAGCGTTCCTCGTCAGACTCTAACTCTTGTTTTTCTGTTCCTTCTATAGTAAGTTTATTTTTGTGTTGCTTGATGTCGATGTCATCTTTTGACCAACCAGGTAGCGCTATCTCGATTCGGTATCCTTCCGAGCCGACTGCTACTAGATTGTATCTTGGATAGTTAGTAAGAGGTGAACTCTCGTTTCTTCTCGTTAGCTCATTGTTCAAGCGGTCAAATCCGACAAATAATTTGTCGAAGTCGTTAAAGTTTAATGCTGTTAATCCAGTCATTGGTTTCTCCTTATTTGCGTCCTTTCGGCACGCGCTGTGAGACCCTTGCGGCGTCTCGGTTATTATAATAATATGTCTAACAAAACCCGACCACTGGTGGAAAGTGGTGCTCCTAACCTCACCCTCGGAATGCTTAAGTTCCTACTCGTGCCAGACATATGAGGGGTTTTGATTTGGAAGTCCCCACAACTCCGCGTAAATTATCGTGTAAAATTAAATTTTACTCTATTATTATACCAAAAAAATACCACCTTGTCAAGAACTAAATTTCAGTCGTCATCAAAATCTATCTGTCCGTCTGCTTTGAGGTAGTCTAGTGTACTACTAATTCCTGTTCTTTTACCTAAATTATAAAAGATGTGTGCACTTGCACACGCTGTAAATATTAAGAAAGTTATTTGCCAATCCATTCTACATCTCCTCTAGGTATAACTTGGTAAGCACCCTTGTTGTATGCGGGAGCTACAGTAAATTTCTTACTCTCTTCTAGCTTCCAACTGTTATCAACATCAGGCACATACTTGGTAGTTTTTACACTAGGTATAGTCTGTAGTTTTTCTACTGGTTTAATCTCTTTCTTTGCCTGAGCTACGAAGTCAGGTCTTTTTGCTTTCTTGTAAGCATTAGTCTTTCTTTTGCGACCACTCGGAGAGTGACGCATGCTACAATTAATTATCATATAAAATCCTTTTTGTTAATTCATGTACTACTGTTGAAATTAAGGAAAGACGACCTTCTGGTTTGCTGTTGTAATCTATGTTATGCCATTCACCACAAGTTGTATGCACACGCTCCTTGAGAAGTGTCATCTGGTCGTACTTTGATAGAGCAGTGGCATCATTCGGTGAGAACTTCCACTTAGTGAGAGGGGACACTTTCCTATGACCAATTCTACTAGTCTGTTCAGCTTCAGATATACTGAGCCAACATTTAATAAATTGCACAGGCTGTGCTGCCTCCCAAGCTAGTACTTGTTCCATAAAATCTTCGTACTGCTCATCTGTACACCAACCATTCAACTTCTGAACCATTGCGCGTGAATACCAACTTCTGTCGTAAAAGACTATTTGATTATCGCTAGGCATTTTATTCTGCCATGCTTTTAACCAGTTATCCATATCATACTGATTAGGTTTGCTACTAAGAGAGATAGAGTATTTACTTGTTGGTAAGTAGTGTGTCAACTCACGAATACTACCAGTCTTGCCAGCTGTATCTCGCCCTTCTAAAATCACTGCTACACGACCGAAGTCGTTTTCTACTATTTGATTAAGTCTTATTTGTTGCTTTTCTAATTTAGTCATGGTCTTTTCCTTATTTATGAGTATATTATATACTTTTTTCAGTGCTATGTCAAGATTTAATTTTTTGTTTCTTAAAATGTACATTGTATATTATATGAAACATTTCGAAAATAGTTCTTGACTTATGTTCCTATTTTTGGTATAATACACATATGGAAAAAACTAATAGATGGACTGATAAACAAGTCAAAATGCTCAGGAAGTTCTATGGCGAGATGCCTGTGAACTCACTTGCGAACATGCTCGGTAAAACACCGACAGCAATTACGAGCAAAGTCCACTATCTTCGAGCAAGAGGCTGGACATTTAGTCGCAAGACTGACATGAAAACACGCAAGGTAACACCACCTCATGGCATGACAACTGCTCACAAAGACAAAACTAAATACAATCGAAAAGATGCGCCGAACTCCTAGCACTCCAAATTATAATTTCGACAGATTGCTACGGAACTTTCGTAACAAAACAAAGCGTGATGGTAAGCTAGAGAAACTTAAGGAAAAGCAGTATTACGAAAAGCCAGCTCAAAAGAAACAAAGAGTTAAGAACGCTGCAATACGCAGAGAAGCAAAGAGAAATCGCGACGAAGCGCAAAGACCTCAGCATGGTTTCTTTTCCAAGTACAGCAAAAGATGATTTGCTACTTAAATATTACACTTTTTTGCGTTAGATAAAACCTACACAGAGCATACAACCAATGACATGCTCAAAAATATTGCTTGATTTATTGTTAAACTTATGGTATAATATATTCATAATTGATAATAACACTGCTAACCGATATTCATTCAATTCAACAAAACCTAATAAAAGAGTACTGCCTGAGAGATGGCTCTTCCTTAGAAGAGACTGCTCGAAAGCCAGTATCTCATTATTATTGTTGTTACTAATGCGATTAAAGCAACTAATTATACCACGATATTAACTCTATACAACGGGGTTAAAAACTAATAAAACAATTGACTACACTTCCCTTTAAAATTCAACTGGATATTCTTCCATAACTTTCCCCAATTCAAAATTTTTTTAACAGACTGTACCAAATTCTACCTATACCTGTGCAAATTTCCCCTAGACTTTAGAGACCCCGCTACGGTTTAGTGAAGGTTAGTAGCGTTGAGGGCTGAATAGCCCCGCTACGGTTTAGTGAAGTGGTAGTCCCATCAAGATTTGAACTTGAAACCTACAGCTTAGAAGGCTGTTGCTCTATCCAATTGAGCTATGAGACCGTTTCACTAGATTGCGTCGTTATTGTCAAAAAATATTATGTAGATTAAAAAGAACACTAGAACATAGAACAATCCGTTTGTAAATAATTCTATCATTAGTGTAGCCCGTCCCTGTATGCCATGAACTCATCTACAGTAAGCACACTAGACTCGTCAATCCAAGCAGTATCTATTTCTACTTCTTGTTCTTCAGTCTCTACTACTGTTACATGCTCGTCATGTTCTCCACAGCACCAGTCGTCTAACAACTCTTCTGCTTCTTTTTCAGTTTCCGCTAGTATCTCTAGTTCTTCTACTACATATACTGTTTTCTCTACTTTAGCCAAATATTTTTTCATTACATGTTCAGCCATTTGTTTCTCCTATTGTGTCGTGCAAGAACTTTATTACTTGCTTCGGGGCTTTTTCTAGTCCCATTAGTTTACTACTATCTACTTCAAAGAGGTCAGCTAATCCTAAGATTAAGAACTCCTTTGTTACTGGTACTTCGCCAGTCTTTGTGGTATACACCTGCTTTTGATACACGCCTTCTCTACTTAGTTTACCTATTATAGATTTTACACTCTTCTCAAAGTCTTCGGCTAATATATCTACTGTGCCTCTGCTAGGGTTTTTAGTATACGCACTTACCATGTGGTCTACTTGTTCTTGTGTGTAATTAGCTGCCATAACCACTCCTAATAGTATAGATTTAAGCCAAGTTTTAGTACTCTGCCATTCTCTAATGTTATACTTGCGTTACCGCCGCTACTTGCCACTAATGTTGTTTTACCACTAGCAGACGGACCTACCTCTTGGTTTGGGTCTACTACGAAGTATAATAAGCCATTATCTTCGTACATATTTATTGAGCCTTCTTTGCCCATTTTTATTGCTTTTTCGTTCATCATTTATCCTTTGGTTTATCGGGGTCGAAGTCAGCCAAAAAACTTATGTCGACTCCAAACTCGCTTTTAAATTCTACTAAGCTGTCGCCTAGCTCTTTTTCTATTATTGACTGCAATTCTTGGAGTATCTCCTGAATTTCAGCCAAATTATTATCTAACTGGTCAGCCAGAAAGTCAATATCACCATTTAGATACTCATTTTCTACCTGCAGTTCTTTTAATCTGTTTTGCAAGATTTGCTTCTTGTTTGGCTCCCTACCCTCAAATCGGTTAGGAAACTCAATTATGTTATCCTTTGGCATCAAACTCTTCCTTTGGCATAGCAAAGTCTACTGCTAAATACCCAGGCTCATAGCCTTTCTGTCTTGCTTGATTTTCGTGCATTTCTTCTATGCGAGCCTTGAAATCTTCCTCACTAGAAGCCCTGATAACTACATCACGCTCTTCTATGAAATCCA